CACTCGTAATAACCATTATCTGCCCTTCATATATTTGGCAGAGTAACGCTATAAGATCATCAGCTTCATAACCTTTCACCTTAATTGCATGGATATTGATTTTTGGTAAAAAGCGTACTAGCTCATCTATCTGCTTGAATAGACCATCAAATTTAGCCTTCTCTTCTTCATCCTTCCCATATGATCTGTTAGCTTTGTAATCTGGATAAATATCCTTGCGCCATTGCGCTTTCCCACCATCAAACGGTACTATGACCCTAGTTACCTCAGGGAATGTTTCTAAGTAGTACCTAAGTGAGCTGAGCATACCATACATTACCCCTGATGGCTCACCTGCTTTTGTCGTTAGGCTTCCTTGGGGCGTATGGAAAGATCGATAGGCAATATTGTTTCCATCAACTACTAGTAGCATCTGTTTCCCTCCAAATATCGTCTTTTTCAATAACAGTTAAGCCATCTTCATTTCGTTTACCCTCAGCCACTTCTACAGCCTTTTCTTTTTGGCTATCCTTCAACATAACATCCTCCTTAATTAGATCTGTATCTATATTGTCTCCTTGTCATCATACTACCACCATTATTGCTTGTATACTTCTCCGCTGGCACTACCTTTAATACTTGATGCACAACATAATCTGTCTGTACATTAAACTCTGCTTGCTTCTCATCTTTAGCTTTGGTGCTCAACCACATGATGTCAGTACCATCTTCCCTATTGGGAACTACACATTTAACCATGTATCTATTCTTTTTAGACACCCTATCCCTCCTAGTATTTATGTGTGATGTAGTATCTACCCCTCTGGTCTATCTTGATCTCTTCTGCATATCCACAGAATGTGAATCTCTGTATCTCCTTCCCATCATCTGTTATCTTAGGTGTTGTGAATCCATCTTCCCCACTATAGGGTCTCCAATATTTAACACCTGTCTCTAAATTCATGTGTGCAACCATATGTCTTTTGTCACTACCACTTGGGTCTAATAGTGCAAATACTACATACATTCCACCCTTGAAATGCCTATATAAAGCCCCTGGTTGTACAGCAATATTGCTGTGTCCAATAGCGTCACCCATTATAATTCCCCTTTCAAATAGATAAGGAAGGGGTTGCCCCCTTCCCTACTCATTACTTACGCTTTCTAGCTAGTGCTGCTTGAATCTCCTTCTGTAGAGCATCATCGTCCCCACTATCAGTGGTATCAGCTGTTTGCTTAGGAGGTAGATTATCTGTACCAGCATCTACATCTGGCTCAGGTTCTGGCTCAGGGTCGCTACCATCCATAATAGAAGCAATCTCTGAGTAAGTTTTAACCTTAGCTAATGAAGATAGATCATGTAATGCTTCCTTCCATCCGCTCTTTAACTCTGCTGGAGCATCATCAGGGATAGCAAGAGATTCCTTACGCACAGTCTTAACATCGTACTCAGTGTTGAATCCTGTACCAGACTTAGTGATGATCACATCTAGACCTTCTTCAAAGTCAGTAATATCACCATACTCTGGATCACAGATGATTCCAAGGATGTCACGGTAAACTCCTACACCAGTTCCTAGAACTTTAATAGGAGATTCCTCTTCTCCATCCTTATTGAACCATTTCTTCTGCCCTTCATCATACTTATAAGAATTTAGGTCTTCAGCACGTGAAACAGCATTGTAGTATACACGCTTTTTGCGTTGTACCTGTCTAGCTTGCTTATCATAAGAATCATCTTTCTTCTTAGATAGCTTACGTAGTTCTGCTGCTAGCTCACATACTGGGCAAGCCTTGTCATCTCCATAAGTAGTGGGACATACAACCATTGTACCATTCTTGTTAGTCTCGCTCTTACCAACGCCATAATGGACGAATACTTCCTGCTCACCGAATAGTGAAGTTTCATCATTATCACGTTTAGGTAACAAACGTACCACGTTACGGCCATCATTGATAGTGATAAATCCCATACTAGATCCACCACCACTATTGCCTTTACTAAGCTGTGCCAATCTCTCTGCTAACTTACTGATGTCTAACTTTGCCATTACTTTTCCTCCTGTCGGGCTAAACGGTTCTTGACCTTAGTACGCCCATATGATTTAGTAAATTATGGTACTCCATCAGCACACTCTCATCCTGTGGATTATTCCACAGTCTCAGTAGAGCCGACTTTCTATGATTAAATGCTTCCAGTGCAGTTGCTAGGAACTCCCTATCATCTAAGGCTTCCTCCAAATCACCTTCACATTTATCACCTATAAGCATTTCCACCTTGTGTTGAGCCAACTTATGTAGAACTGACCACATGGCTTCCTTAGCTGGCTGTGTAAGCACCTCACCTAGCAAATCTTCAGTGTCTATGCTAAGCTCATCCATAAGGTTTACCATGATTGCGTAGTCTTTTAATTGTACGTGAACATTCAAGTCCATATCTAGCAGCGATTCCATGTTCATCATATCCTTTCTACCCTCGTTGACTTCACTTTAATTAAGTGAGGGTTGCGGAAGTTTTCCCCCATATATGAGGATCGCTCCACCCTTCATGCATAAAAAAAGAGCCGAGAGGGAAAATGTCACCCTCCGGCTCTAAACATACAAAAAGCTACCCCGAAGGATAGCTTTTTAGTGTTTCTTTAATTCTCTTTTTGCATACAATTTAACACATGCTCTATCAAAAGATGTTATTGGATTATATGATTGCATCATCTCTAGCTGATCATCTAAGAAATCTATAGGTAAATTATTCTGTATTAAATATCCAAGTAATGTGACTGCCAATTTATATTGCTGGTAAGGGGTCTCTAATTTAGTCAATTCTACATCTACATATTGTCCTGGTATTCTAACACCTAGCTGCCTTGCCAACTCAACCCAATCTATAGTATCAAAATCCTTAAATATTACTGGATGATAAGCCGTATTCTCCATTAGGACTTCCCCCTTCCAATACATGCTGTAACTTATTTTTATCCACCTCTGTAAATATCTTCTCAACGCTAAAACCTCTTGCTAACCAACTGTTAAGGTAATCACTTGTACATCTTATGGTTGCCTTGGTCAGAACGTTATGCAGTTCATACACGTTGTTCATGCTACCTACGCTCCTTTCGATTTTGACCCCTCAACCAAATTTTATCCTCTTTTTCGAGAAAAATTCCTCCATCAATTTATTCCTTGGATGGAAGAATCTTCCTGAACAAAAAAGGACAGACATGTAGTCTGCCCCCATCAAGATGCTGTATTCCAGTACCCTCTCACATAGGTTGGAATCTTAGTTCCGTTCTCATCAGCCTTCTTAAAGGCTTCTTCCTCTTTAGCATGTTTCTTAGATAGTTGAGCCTGTAGGAAGCCATCAACCCCATGTTCTTCTATTTCTTCTATTGTGCACTCGAATGCTTCACCATAACTATATCCAATCTCCATCTCAGATACAATCGGCACATCCCCTAAGAATTTGTAGAACTCATTGTACTCAGCAAGATTCTCCATGATATGCTTAACTTTGCTAGCAACTTCCAGAACCTCAGACTTAGGACAGTCAAGAACGATACTATCATGAACAGTAATACAGATTCTACTTCTTTTGCCACTCTCACGCAACCACTTATTGATTAGTATAAGTGACATCAATGTACAATCAGAACCAGTACTCTGGATAGGCGCATTTACCGCCTGACGCTCTGCCTCGTTAGCAATAGATCTATCAGTGGAGTCGATAGTTGGTAAGTTACGTCTACGCTTTGTTTTAGTTTCAACATATTTATGACGCTTAGCAAACCTCTTGATTTCCTTAACCCACTTCTCAACATAAGGGAATCTCCTGAAATATTTATCAATAAATGTCTGACACTCCTTCTCAGACATATTAATACCCTCAGCACGCAAGTCCTCAGACAGACCCCTAGCTGACTCTTGATATACAACCCCGAATTGTATCTTTTTACTAGCTGTACGTTGATCTTTAGTTACTTCTTCGATTGGTATTCCAAAGGCATCTGAAGCTACTGCCTTATGCAAGTCTGCCCCAGACCTATACAATCCAATAAGCGTAGGGTCTTGGCTGAATACAGCCAGAATACGCAATTCCAACTGGGAATAGTCAAACTGTACAATACATCCCTCGTCTCCAAATCTAGACACAAATAGTGACTTTATCTCATGCCAATACTGGAAAGAGAATATGTCGTTACTCTTCCTAGGCATCTGTTGCATATTCGGTTCATTAGACGACAAACGACCAGTAACCGTTCCATGAATGTTGTAACTACCATGTACAAACCCTTGTGGATCTAAGTGTGCTGTCATTCCAGCTACGAAGTTGTTATTAAGATGGTTAACCTTACGCCATTCCATTAGTACAGAACATATTGGATGCTGTTTCAACATGACTTTGAGTGAGTCATCATTCGTGCTAGGATTTCCCTTATCTGTTAGCACATCTGTCTCCAGACCTAATCGGTCAAACAATAGATCAGCTAGTTGTTGTACTGAACCAAAGTTTACCTGATCCCCACCCTTAGCAGGGTCATATTTCTTGTATTTCTCAAACTTCTCCTGTTGCTCTGGTGTCCTATTAGCCTTCTTAATACCACCGATGGCACACCGTTCACCCCATCTTTCTAGCCTTTCCCTCTTCATCTCCAGTACTTCAGGGAACTGGTACAACTTGCTCTCTACACGTTGAATCTCTGATGGGTAGTTGTCCTGTAAATATTTCAAGTGTTCTCTGTTTACATACACTCCGTCACACTCGATGTCGAGTAGGGTATAGTACCCAGGTACCATGAGGTTTTCCCATATCCACGCATAGTCTGGGTTCTCTGTTACATTTGCTATATACTTCTCAAGCAACCTGTAGGTCACATCACAGTCATCGGCAAGATAGACCTTTAGCACATCCCAGTCTATTAAGTCGTAGTTACCCTCGTCTTCTCCCGCTGGCTTTAGAGTATCAAGTGCATCATCATAGCCACCCATATCAGTTTCTAGCCATGCTAGGTCTTTCAGACCGTGGGTACCCTTTTCTTCTGTGATAGTAAGATAATGTATTAACATGGTATCCCATATCATTTCTGTTACCTGAATATCCAGCCATGCCCTGAGCCACTTTATATCGAACTTACCATTGTGTGCAACAAACTCTAGGTCACAGTCCTCAAATAACCATCTTATGAATTTCACTATTGTTCCTAGTTGATTACCACTGAATGGGGTTTGTCTATGATACAATGGGATGGCGCACCCATACCCTGGTCTATCGGAAAATCCGATTGCTACGATCTTAGGCTGTAGTGACTCTGGGAACTTAGCAGTGGTTGTCTTGCCAGCCGATACTCGTTCTATGAAAGGATTAGTCTTGATAGTCTCCAAGTCCACTACCACTTTGTGACCCTTAGGTAGAGCCATTAGCCTTTGAATCTCATCAATGGCATCTTCATATGTTTCACAATATCTTCGTTCCTTATAGTATGAAGACCTTCCCTCTACTCTTGTGCCGTTAAGCACAGACTCAAGATTGACCATGTCCTCAGAGAAGAATTGCATATACTTAGGCTGTTTAAGAACCATATTAGGATGAATCATAGGGAAATACTTTCTGCCATCAAACTCATACAGCTTACCTCTTTGTTTGGTTATAGCTGTCTGCTTCATGAGATATTTCATTGATAGGTTACCTGTTGGTATGATGATCTCAGGATTTACTATCTCTATCTCTGCCCACATCAAATCCATAGCTTCCTTCATCTCTAGATCTGATGGTATTCTGTCCTCTGGTGTCGGAAACTTTACAATTGCTGTGAAATAAACATCATCTATATCAATGCCTACCTCTCCAAATGCGGCTCTAAGCATTGAGCCACCCCTACCTCCCATGTACTCCTTCCGTCTCCATTCTAGCATGTATGGATTCTCTTGTATCACCATAATGCGTGCACCTTTACGTCCGTTACCCATCATAGGTGGTGCTCCATCCACCGCTTGAGCCAGTTTGTATAAATGTGGTGTATCTTGGTCTACACTAATCACAAAATCCCTCCTTTGCCTAATTAAATCCTTGAATGGCAATTCTGTCTCCCAAGTACATAAAAAGACCCTAGAGTGATGAGGCTCTAGGGTAAAATGGTGATCTGAAATATAGTCAGTAAGTCAGATTGTGTTACTAGAAATTATTACTCAGCTTCAGTAGTAGCAGGCTCGAAATCCGCTACATCAAGACTTTCTACAGCCTTACGTAGTTTTTCACCAGCTTTAGCAGAAACTCCTACTGTTGGAGCGATGTCCATAGCTTCTTTCTTGATAGGATCGAAACCTTTACGAGCAGCACGGTAAACAGGTTTTACAGTGATGAATCCAGTTAATTGAGTCTTTTCACCAGCTTGTAGGTTTTCAACTACTTGCTCTTCTAAAGCGTTAAGTACTTTGTTAACAGCTACCTGTGTTAATTCAGTTTTACCAGCTACAGCTTTTACTAATTCTTGTTTGTTCATGTGAACAACCTCCTAATATTGTGGGTTAGTAAGAATCATCATGATGCTAACACACCTTGGTGTGTGTTCAGGTTCAAGTGACCCTTCTGCCTTTAAAAAACATGCTTGCGAAAACTTCTCCCCCTCATGGAGGGAATCTTGTTTACTTATCTTTTTGGTAAGATGGCTGTAGGAATGGAATCTTAGTTCCTAAGTACTCCGGTACATTTTTCCTCACCCAGACATTAAACACTCTAGGGAAATTGTCCCTAACATATGTTAGATATAATATTACATAGTTTGCAAGGTCAGCAATAGCATCAACCTTGCTCTCGCCTATGCGATTCTCATTGAACGTGACGTCCATTAACTTCTGTTCTATCTCAGCTAATGTTTCTATCTTACCATTCAACTCATCATCAGTCATCTTATCGAGCCTATCGTATTTACGGTCAATGTTGGCCATTATACCACGGTACTCACCTTTACCTTTCCAAGATGATCCATAAGACCCTTCCTTGTCATACTGGATTGCCATTAGCAATGTAAGGATGTCTGGAATCTTACTGTTATCTGGGCGCTCTGGTAGATCAATTGCCCATGACATCATGTTCTGACCAATTTCCATCAACTCTTGTGTGCGTGTATCCTCTGTGATAATCTCTTGCTCAGTTGTTACTTCTTCAGCTGGTACCCATCCTAGTGCCTTACCATCTTCAGTTAGCAACATATACATGAGAGTACCGGATTCTGAACTAACGAAGCTACCATCTTTAGAACGGTATCCAATGTTACCAATTGCATATAGCTCATCTTTATAAAACACTACCTGACCTGGATTAAATACTACAATCGCTGTTGCTCCTAGTTTCTTCATAGTTACCCCCTATTTATGCTCAATATAATCCTGTACATCTTGTGGCATTCTGCTATACAAGTCATAAAACAATCCTGAACCCTCATACTTAGGATATAAGAAGTATAACATTGACACCTTCCAGCTACAATCTGGAATATACTCCAGTGCCCGTGTCATTAACATGACACTGCCCGCTTTATGTGCCTGATAAGCAAACATAGCAAGGAATGTCATTCTGAAATATGCATCCTTCACTTCCAGTAGATAATGTAGGTATGAATCCAATTTCCATGCATCATGACCAGTGAAGTCATGTATTTGTTTCTCTACAAACTCCCACTTCTTCTGTATCTCATTGAATTCCTTATAGGTACAGCTAATTCGTGGCTCATTAGGAAATGAGAACTGCTTAACCTGCGGTATCTCAACCGTAAGATCATACTCTTCTGCATAGGCATCTTTAATGTCTTGTGTAATCTTGTGACCATAATCTTGCACATAGATGTGTAGAGAATCTGATTCTTGGTTATACTCCCCTACATCAATCCCCAACCAACTAGCAACAAGCTCTTGAATAGTTGCAAACTGACACAAGTTAGCACCAAATGTACCCCAGTGTAAATCATTAGAACGGTTATTGACTGTTAGGTTTAGCTTGCCATCACGTA